CAATTAAAGGAATAACAATAGATGCTAGTCCTAACCATACCTTCTTAGATGTAAGAAGTTGTGTAATAATGTAATTTTTCATTTTATTTATTTTTAATTATTAATTTAATATTTTCTCCTCCCAAATGTATTAACTCTTTCATTAACAAATCCATAGCTAACTTAGAGTTACTAACAAAGTCTTGTTCACGTTTTAACCCTACAAGTACACATCCACGACTATCTGAACTTTTATTTCCCCGATGTACAAGGATAAAATCTCTATTAGGAACGTCTTGTATTAATAGGTGTAAATAGTCTCTTGTGCCACTTTCTCTTGGGTATCTAAGTCTAACATTATAAACTCCCATAGGAATACTAGAGATACGTCTTTGATTATCTTTATAAGGTAGTTCAAGAGTATCACAGAACATCTCTCCATCAACGTACAACTTACCAATTATAGACTCTTTTGTAAAAGTATCTCTAATTAAAACTAGACTAACGCCCTTGTCCTCTGTAAGTGTTTTTGTCTTGCTTTGAGTGTCTACCCTTTCTTTTTCTTCTAATGCTCTTAGAAGTGCTTGAAATAACTTTACGAGCCATTTATTTATTATCTTCAAATTTAAAAAATTTATATATTGTATATGCTATTGAAAGTATCAATGCAACAAAACTTAATATTTCGTTTGCACTTGCTAAAGTAAAGCCAATAGCTGAACCGTTAGCTAATCCTACTTGTATTGTGTCTCTTAGGTCGTTCATTTTTGTTATTTTTTGGCTTACTTTCTAAGTAGGATTTCAGCTTAGTTACGTTAATTAATTTTGGTTTATAGTGTTTCTTCATTATGAATAGTCAGATGCGTTTAAAAAGTTTCTTAAAGTAAGTCTAGTTCCTTGTTGCATTGGTCTTTCTAAATTCATACCATTATAGTAAGCATTTCTATCAGGATTAACATCAGCACCACTATTCGTACTATACTCAGGAAATAAGCTTGTGTTGTTAGTTATGTACTCTATAAGTCTTTCTGTATAGTATTGAGCAGTATTTGAAACTTCTTCTCTTAAACTTTGACTCTCCTCTGTACTAAGAGCATTTCCTGTTTCAGATGTCTTAGAATATATGTTGCCATTTTCTATTTTAAAACGTAAAAAAGGTACTGCGTGGTAAAATGCCCAATTAGGTAGCATATCTCCTATGTAATCATCTAATAACGTCTTGTATGCTGCGTTAGCTACATCTCCTATCGTACCAGCAGTTATTAAGTCTTTAAGTTTTTGTGTAAGTTTAGTTCCTAACTTTGGCTCTACATAAAGCTTCTGTGCTTGTCTTACGTAAGGTAATAATAAATTAGGATCAACATTAAGATTTATTGCTGTTGAGTCTTTTAGTTTTTCTTCTGATATAAATAATACGTATGCCATAATTAAACATTTTTATATTTAGCAATTAATTCAGGATTTACAAAGCCGTGATTAGGCATATCGTGTGGTGCTACTGATACTTCCTTTGCATTTCTTGGTAATTTTACTCCTCTACTTCTTGCTTCTGTTGATGAAATAATTTTATCTGAATTTTTAGGTCTATTACCTTCTTGTACTAGGATGATTCTGAACCATTTATGTTTGCAGAGTGCGCCTCCTTTAAATTTCCATATTGAGTAAGTGTTAGCACCATATTCTCCCCATCCAGGATTAACAGCTTTTGTACCCATTGCAATAATATCTTCTTTGCGATAAATTTTATTAGCATTAGTCATTTTTCTGCAAAAATCTCTTTCTCCTGTTAAACTTCCTGTATATCTATATCTAACTCTGTAAATATCATCTACATATTCAGTTTGTTTACTTTTTTGGTCTTGACCTGATTTTCTGTTAGGATAAGCTGAACCTGTACTAGCAAATTCATAATAATCAGAATTTAATTCAGTTTGAAAATCAAAATCTTCTGCTTCATCTTCAACTTCTTCTTCAGATATTATTTCATATCCTTCAGGCATATCTTCGCCAAATTCTTCAATAAAAGATTCTAGCTCTGTTTTTTCTGAACAATTACACTTTTTTAAGTCAGTAGCTTCTGAATGGTCTTTACAAGCCATATAAGAGACTTTCCCTTCATATTCGTGTTCGTGGTAACCTTCGCATCCAATAGTCTTTGCGTAAGCTTCTGCTTCTTCTATTGTACTAAATACAGGTTGTCCATCTATCATTCCTACCTTAGCTAATTTTACATCTTGCTCTACTGTATTTTCATCATCTGCTAAAGGTGCTAATCCTATATCTTCTCTAATCTCATCTTGTGTCATTACTTCTCTAATAGTCTTAGAGTCAAATTGTACTGTTATAGGTTTTAATTGTACAAACTCAACAGGCAAGTCCATATTGTTTACTGAGAATATAGTCTGTAAAGTATTTAAGATATTTAACTGAAAACCTCTTACAACAGTATTTTGATAAAAATTAGCTGCGTTTACTAATTCATCAGTATTAGAGCTAAAGCCATTAGTAGAATCTATTCCTAAAAGTGTCTTAGACGTTACTCTATGAGCTGAACAGATATTCTGAACCAATAGCTCTTGAAGTGCTAAATATTGCTTGTCTGCGTCTGAAACTGATATAGGAGTTATTTCAGGAGTTCTAGTTTTATCATCTGAGAATGTCAATATAAATTTACCACTATTTTTTGCTCCTGTAAATTTCTCTGTTAGACTTTGTTCTATTTGAAAACGTTCTTCTTGTGTTGGTATTCCATTTGCAAAAGAAATAAAGTAGCTACCACTAAAACCATTCTCTATATTAGATAAATGAAACTCTGCTACTCTTTGATCTACTAATGCCCAATTACAACCAGCTATATAGTCTGGTGTATGATAGATGTCCATATTAGGAGAATAAGCTCCTGTGTATAATAACTGACTACCTGCTGTTCTATCGTTTACATTAAAAGCTGATATTGCATAAGGTTTATGCGTTCTAACATTACTCCAATCTCCACTAATAAAATATGTATCTACTTGTCCTAATTCGTTTGGTCTTCCTGCTCTTACCCTTTCAACAGGTACGTGATATATTTCTGCTATCTCTGTTCTTTCTCTATTCCAAATAATATGTAAAGCATAAGCTCCTTGTAGTTTAAAATCAAAAGCTACTTTCTTTATTACTTGATGTAATGACTCTTTGCTATTTGCGTGTCTTAAGAATTTCTTAAGTTTAACATAAGCATCTAAATTTGTATCATCATCTTCAACTATTAAATCTTCTCCTGCTATCATCTCAGCTGTTGAATTTACGATTGCTGCGTGAGTTGAACTATTGTAGTATAAATCTATTAAGAACTGAGGGTAAAGGTTTCTCCAATCTTCCGTTCCGTATTCTATGTAGTCTTTACCTCTAACCTCTGTTACAACAGGAGCTGTTTGAGTTTCTAAATTTATACTTAAGATATTATCTTTCATTTTATTTGTTTTATATTTCTTCTAATTCATCAGGCTCAACATCAATACCATCTGCATTTTTTGCATAACCTAAAAACGAATGTACGCAATCTGTTGGAAATACCTCGTAAGTTCCAAAGTCATATTCTTCCTTAGTCATTAAGTCATAAAATACTCCAGGATAATATACAGGTGGTGTTAACTCGTGTCCATCTTTATCATACGTTCCTGGTATCTCTACTATCTGACCTATGTAAACTATTGCTTGAGTACCATTAATGTATAGGTCTTGACTTACTCCTTCTTCAGTTACTACTTCATAAGTACCTTTAGCAAGTAAATCTGCATCTCCTTGTACTTTTGTATCGTATTGTAATTTATATATGTTCATATTATGTAGTCAAAGAAGTTAGTTGTGCATCTGTTAGTGCTGTGTTATATACTTGTAGTTGTTTTACTTTGCCGAATAAGTTTTGCGTACCATCACCTCTGTCAAAAACTAAAGCATTTAATGTGCTAGATGAAAATGCAGCAAAACTTGTATCAGTATATTCAGTTCCATTTACCCACAAAGCACAATCATTTACTTTATATTTGACAGCTATTTTATTAAAACCTGATTGCAAGGCTTTACTATAAATACCTAAATTTGTTCCTGAACCAGCACTCTCTACGCTTATTTGATTTGAAGAAACAAAAAGACTTATTTTATTTGTTAAACTTCCATCTGTTATGCTAATCATTTTATTTGTAGCATCTGTACCTGTTATATTTTCTAACTCTACAAACAAAACCCCCTCTGTACTATTAATCAAACTACCTATACCATCTCTTGTAAAGATGTCTTGGTTTCTTGTTACTGTACTTCCTGATGTTGGAATGTATGATGTTGCGTAAGAGCCAACTTCTACTTGTGCACCCCAAATGTATAAACCATCAGTTCCATTACCTGAGAAATTAACTAATCTTGCTGATGTAGAACTTTCAGCAATAGATAATCTCATAGAAATTATATTACTTGCCGAATTATAAGTTGCAATACATTTATACCAATCATTACCAAGACTTACAATCTCTCCAGTCATAACAGAAGAAGAACCTACTGAACCATTTAATAAGTCAAAATTAATAAAAGCAGTGGCGTTTCTTGCATCACTTAACTGTATTACTGAATATTCTCCTTTTTTAGCAAAAACACTAACGGCTAAATCTCCTGAAGATGTATTGTTTAATTTTATTGCTTGTCTACCACTTGATGAACCTGCTATTAATTTTGTTGCGTTTTCTGTTCCATCAGGAGATGTTGTTGCATTAGATGTAATACTTGCATTACCATCAATCGTCCACTGACTAAAGTCCTCACTATAAGTTACAGTATTAGTCCTCTGTGGCTCTACTAATATATGTGGACAACCTCCTCCTGTGTAGTCTATACGAGGTACGTTATCTCTTGTAACTTCTTTTACTGATATGTTGTCTATAGATAAAGTAGTGCCTGAAGACATAACTCTAAAGAAAAATTCTGACCCTGAAGTTGGTGTGTGAGAATAAGTATAAGTTCCTCCTTCAACTATACTAGTATCCATATAAGCACCACCCATATAAATACCAAGCCTGCCACTCGTATAACTAGATAACACTACGACTATCTTATAAGACTTGCCATTCGTAAAACTAAAATCTTGTTGTAGCCTTTGACCCGAACCCACAGATGTTGCGACTCCTTTACCCCCACTAATAGTCCAACCTGTTCCTTTTGTCCAATCAGAATCAGTAGCAAAATCTCCATTTGTAATTTCTTCCCCACCTAAAATCTCAGCATAATTTACTAAACCATCTTCATCTACTCTTGTAGCAGCAGTTGCTCTAGTAACATCCATATCTGCTGATGTGTATTCTTTTATTGATACATTGTCTATTGAGCCAATAAGTGATACTGACTTAAAGTTTAGCCTGTCGCTTGTTCCATCCCACAATACAATACCACTAACAACACCATTAGAACTTGATGTTAATTGGTCAGAACCTGCTGAACCAAGTATAATAGAAACACTACCACTTACATAATCCTTAACTTCATATTCTATAAGAAATCTTTTTGTTTGTACATTTGAAATTATTTGATATAAAAAAGAAGTTCCTGAACCATCACTTGTAGCACTTCCACCTGATATAGTCCACCCTGTGCCTTTTACCCAATCCGTATCAGTAGCAAAGTCGCCATTAGTAATAAGTTCAGCACCCTCAGTAGGCACAGGTACAACTGCATACAATTCTCCTGCCTTATATCCGTTAGGAGTTACTACTATACTAACATCATCTAATAAACTCATTCTATATTATTTAAAGTTGTTAATTGTGCTTCTAAACAAGC